TAAAAAATGATACAAGCACTAATAGGACCAATCGCAAATCTCGCAGGAACGTGGTTTCAAAACAAAATAGAAAAAACAAAGGCAGATGGACAAGCTAAAGTTGCAGAGGCAAAAGCTCGTGCTACTGTTGCAGAGAAAGTTGCAACAGGTCAAGTTGAATGGGAAGGTAAGATGGCAGATGCAACAGTGGATTCTTGGAAAGACGAGTTCGCTTTAGTGGTTTTACTAGCTCCTGCTATATTAGTCTTCATACCCGGAATGCGAGAATATGTAAAAGAAGGCTTTGAGATATTAGCTACATTACCTGATTGGTATCAATATTTATTATATATAGCAATATCTGCATCTTTTGGTATTAAGGGTGTAGGACAAGCAGCAAAGATGTTAAAGAAGAAATAATGAAAGACACAGTATCTGCAATAAATAAAATAATAGAAGATTACATACTACCTAGTGTTCAGATGCATGGTGGTCACGTTAAGTTACAATCATTTAAAGATGGTGTAGCTACAATATTTTTAAGTGGTGCTTGTAGTGGATGTGCCATGTCAACACAAACATTAAAAATGGGAATAGAAAATATGTTGAAATATTATATACCTGAAGTGTTAGCAGTTGAAGGTATAGAAGATCCTAATTCCACAGTTGCTCCATATTATCAGTAGGAAGAACATGAGTATAAAAGCATTGACATTTTTAAAATTATCAAGTATAATATGTAAAGTAGGTAACTATTTTTGGCATCTACACGTAAAAGAAATACGTAAAAGACAAATGGAGCTAGGACTTAGACGATGAATATAAACACACTAAGAGAGGAAATTGAGGCAGATGAGGGATGTGAATATAAATTGTATAGGTGCAGTGAAGGGCATTTGACCGGGGGTATAGGGCATTTAATTACAGAGTGGGATGAAGAATACTATGGGAAACGTATTGGAGAACCTATACCTGAACAGCAAGTACAAGATTGGTTTTTAAATGATGTGCAAGTTGCAATACAAGACTGCCAAACTATATTTAGTTCTTTTGATAAACTGCCTGATGAAATACAACATGTATTAATTAATATGTCATTTCAACTTGGTAAACCTCGTTTATCCAACTTTAAGAAGATGATAGCTGCAGTAGAAACAGAAGACTATCAAGAAATGGCAAATCAGATGGAAGACTCACGTTGGTACAGACAGACAACTAACAGAGCACAACGTCTTATAGATAGAGTTATAACACAGGGAATACCACATTGACAAAAAGAGAACTAACTGAAAGACAAAAAAAGTTTCTAGAAGTTTTATTTGAAGAAGCTAATGGTGATGTTGTACAGGCAAAACTATTAGCAGGATATTCTGAGCACTCGGCAACTTCCTCTATTGTTGCATCAATGAAAGATGAAATCATGGAAGCTACTCAAATGTTTATGAGTAGGAATGCTCCGAAGGCAGCAGTGGCTATGGTGAGTGGAGTTGATGAACCTACACAACTCGGTATAAGAGATAGATTATCTGCTGCTAAAGAATTGTTAGACAGAGTAGGTTTGACTAAAACAGAGAAGGTGCAGGTGGAAGCATCAGGTGGAGTGATGTTATTACCACCAAAAAAGGAAAATGGATAGAAGTTTAGGAAAGTGGAAGTTACCACAACCAACAGATTTAAAAGACGAAGAACAAAAAGATTGGATACAGATACCACGTATAGCAAGAACTATACCTTTTGGTTATAAACTTAATGAAGAGGATAGTGACTTACTTGATCCTGTGCCTTACGAGTTAGAAGCTATAGAGTTAGCTAGAAAATACGTAAATCAATATTCGTATCGTGAGGTAGCTAATTGGCTAACTACTAAAACAGGAAGAACTATATCTCACGTGGGATTGAGAAAAAGATTAATGCATGAGCAACAACGTAAGAACAAAGCTAGAACTCTTAGAAAATGGTCCGAGTATGCCGAGAAAGCAATCCAAAAAGCAAAAGAGATTGAAGAAGGCAGAACAGGAGCAAAAGCCTAGAATAAAAATAATAGATGATATTGAACAAGTTCCCATAGAAGAGCAGAAGATCATCTTTAAACCTAATGAAGGACCTCAAACAGAGTTTCTTGCAGCAAGTGAACGAGAAGTATTGTATGGTGGTAGTGCAGGTGGTGGTAAATCATATGCTATGTTAGCAGATCCACTACGTTATATGGGTCATCCATCATTTAGTGGATTACTATTAAGACATACAACAGAAGAATTAAGAGAACTTATATTTAAGTCAAAAGAACTATATCCTCAAATATGGAAGGGGATCAAGTGGTCGGAAAGAAAGATGCAATGGGAAGCACCATCAGGTGCTAGACTTTGGATGTCATATCTAGATAGAGATGATGATGTTCTAAGATATCAAGGTTTAGCCTTTAGTTGGATAGGCTTTGATGAATTGACGCAATGGGCAACCCCTTATTCGTGGAACTACATGAGGTCAAGACTTCGTTCTACTGCTCCTGATTTACCTGTCTATATGAGAGCAACAACGAACCCCGGAGGTCCGGGACATCAGTGGGTCAAAAGAATGTTTATTGACCCTGCACCTTATGGAAAGAATTTTGATGCCACAAATATTGAGACAGGACAGGTTTTGCAGTATCCTAGCAATCATGAAAAAGCAGGTCAAGCACTATTTCAACGAAGATTCATACCTGCTAGATTATCTGATAATCCATACCTGTCGGCTCAAGGAGATTATGAAGCGATGCTTCTATCCCTCCCTGAACATCAACGAAAGCAGTTGCTTGAAGGTGATTGGGATATTAAAGAAGGTGCTGCTTTCTCTGAGTTTAATAGGGATATTCATGTTATTGAACCTTTTAACATTCCAAGAAATTGGGTTAAATTTCGTGCTTGTGACTATGGTTATGGCTCTTATAGTGGTGTGTTGTGGTTTGCTGTTTCTCCAGATGAACAGATTATTATATATAGAGAGTTGTACGTTAGCAAAGTCCTTGCCACAGATTTGGCAGATATGATACTAGAGCTAGAAGCCGATGATGGAAATATTAAGTATGGTGTTTTGGACAGTTCTCTTTGGCACAGGAGGGGTGATACTGGTCCTTCTTTGGCTGAACAGATGATACAGCGAGGGTGTCGTTGGAGACCTTCAGATAGAAGTAAGGGTAGTCGTGTTGCAGGTAAAAACGAAATACACAGAAGACTACAGGTAGATGAGTTTACGGAGCAACCACGAATGGTGTTTTTTAATACATGTACAAATGCTATATCACAGATACCTGCAATACCTTTAGATAAAAGGAATCCTGAAGACGTGGATACCAAAGCCGAAGATCATATCTATGACGCATTAAGATATGGTATTATGTCAAGACCTAGATTTAGTATATTTGACTATGACCCTGTGGGTAGACCTTCTCAAGGTATGCCAGTAGCAGACTCAACTTTTGGATATTAATATGGCAGAAGAAAATAATGAAATTATGATTGAAGATGATGCAATAGCATTAGATGATACGGATGATTCTGAAATAGCCGATGCAGGTATAAATGGTATAATACCTTTTGTACAAGAAAGATATGATAGAGCAGAGGATTATAGAAGATATGATGAAGAACGATGGTTGCGTTCTTACACAAATTATAGGGGGATATACGGAAGTGATGTTCAATTTACTGAAGCAGAAAGGTCAAGAGTATTTATTAAAGTTACAAAAACTAAAACTCTCGCAGCTTACGGACAAATTGTTGATGTTCTATTTGCAGGTAACAAGTTCCCTATTAGCGTTGAGCCAACAATGTTACCAGAAGGTGTGGCGAAGGATGTCAGTTTTGATCCGAAAGAGCCTGAAGCGTTGCGTGGTAGGAGTGAAGAAACTTCTCCGTATGGCTTTGAAGGTGATGGAATGGATTTTCCAAAAGGTGCAACTGAGAGAACTTTATCAGAAAATCTTGGACCTCTTCAAGAAAAACTAGAGGGTATTAATAATTTAAAAGAAGAGACGGGTAAGACACCAACTGCAGTTACATTTAGTCCTGCCATGGTTGCAGCTAAAAACATGGAACAAAAGATCATGGATCAACTGCAAGAGTCAGGTGCTACTAAACAATTAAGAAGCACTGCTTTTGAGATGTCTTTGTTTGGCACAGGTGTTATGAAAGGACCTTTTGCTATAGACAAAGAGTATCCTAATTGGGATGACCAAGGTGAATACAACCCAATGTTTAAAACAGTTCCATCAACATCGCATGTGTCTGTTTGGAACTTTTACCCTGATCCTGATGCTAACAACATGGATGAAGCACAGTATGTTATTGAAAGACACAAGATGTCTAGATCACAACTGCGTTCTTTGAAAAAAAGACCTTACTTTAGAGCTAATGTTATAGATCAAGTTGTTGAATCAGGTGAATCTTATGTTAAGAAATATTGGGAAGATGATTTATCAGACTATGCACCTGAACATGGTGTGTATCGTTTTGAGGTTTTAGAATATTGGGGTATGTGTGATACACAACTTTTAATAGACAACGAAGTAGAAATACCTGATGAGTTAAAAGACTTTGATGAGTTACAAGCAAACATTTGGATTTGTGATGGTAAGTTACTGAGAATGGTTCTCAATCCGTTCAAACCTGCTAAGATACCATACATGGCAGTTCCATATGAACTAAATCCATACTCATTCTTTGGCGTAGGTATTGCAGAAAATATGGATGACACACAAACATTGATGAATGGTTTTATGAGAATGGCAGTTGATAATGCAGTGCTATCAGGTAATTTACTTATAGAAGTAGACGAAACTAACTTAGTTCCGGGACAAGACTTATCTGTGTATCCGGGCAAAGTATTTAGAAGACAGGGTGGAGCACCGGGACAAGCGATCTTTGGCACAAAGTTTCCAAACGTCTCTAATGAAAATATGCAACTGTTTGATAAAGCAAGACAGTTAGCAGACGAAAGCACAGGACTACCATCCTTTGCTCATGGTCAAACAGGTGTGACAGGGGTGGGCAGAACTGCTTCAGGTATATCTATGCTTATGAACGCAGCGTCAGGTAGTGTTAAAACTGTTATTAAAAACGTAGACGATTATCTATTGCGACCATTAGCAGAAGGCTTCTTTAGATTCAACATGCAATTTGACTTTGATCCTAAGATAAAAGGAGATCTAGAAGTCAAGGCACGTGGAACAGAAAGTCTGATGGCAAACGAAGTTAGATCACAAAGGCTAATGCAGTTCTTAGGTGTGGCATCTAATCCTGCGTTAGCACCTTTTGCAAAGTTTCAATATATTATACGTGAGATAGCAAAGTCTATGGACTTAGACCCTGACAAAGTTACCAACAATATGGATGAGGCAGCACTACAGGCAGAGCTTATGAAAGAGTTCCAAGCTCCATTACCTGAAGGGCAACCTCAACAACCACCTGCAGGAACAGACCCAAATGATCCTACAGGAGCAGGTGGAGCAACTATAGGAACAGGTCAAGCACCTATTCCGGGTGAGCAAGGATTTACAGGAGCACCTCAAGCAAGTGGACAAGCAAATACTCAGCAAACTGAAACCGATGGTGAGCAACAACCACCAATGGGAGGCATTCAGTAATTACGTTGATGCTTTAGTTAAGCAACAACATAAAATATTAGAACAAGCAGATAATGATATTATCATGTATCGTTCTCAAGGTGCAGTGTCATCTTTGAGAAAACTTAAATTACTTAGGGATGAAGTGTTAAAGAATGCTCAATGACGATTTAAATAATCAAACTGATGAATTATTTCCTGATACAAAAAAAATATTAGAGGAGTATGAGTCAGGTAAAAGGAAAACTGTACCCATGTCTGAGGTATTTACACTTGAAAATGTAAAGAAAAATTTATTACCTCAGTTTAGAACTAAAGAAGAAATAATAGAAAAAGCAAAAGCTACAGGCACAGGTTTACTAACAGGCACATTAGCTATACCTTCTGATATGGTTAGTTTAGCATCTATGGTTACACAAGGTTTAGCTAAATATTCAGATAGTCCAACTGCTATGATGTTAAAAGATGTTTTGCAAAAAGCAGAAAAAGAAGTTGGAAGAGAAGCCTTTGACAAATGGTTCACTAAAACAACAGGCATAGAGTCTAACCCTGATAATGTAGATCAGCTAATAGGAGAAATATTGTCACCAACAGGTGCTTTTCTTGCTCCTGTTAAAACATTAAAAAAAATATTTGCACCTTTGAAAAAAGGGGTTATGGATTTCTTTGATAAAATGCCACCTCCTGATGGTGGTTTATCAGTACAAACTGCAGGTGCAACTAAAACTACAGGACAGTTTGACCAAACAAAAAAATTATTAGATCAAGAAAAAGCAATAACT